CTAGGTAAATCATTTATTTTCTTCTGTCTTAAGTAAGGACTCACACTGAATCATTACTCCGTGCCAGTAATCAAAGGTGTGGTCTGTGACACTGGCGTTGCGGTACTTGCGTACTTGTCTAGCATATTTAATTAGTGCTTCCTTCTCGGTTGCGTTCATCATTTGGTAGGGAAGTAACACTCGGTTAATGTCTTAAGACAGTAGTGGTCACCCATCCACCATAGATGACCTGATAACCAATACAGTCCAGCGATTGCTAGTAGCGTTGGGATTATGACAAGCACAATCCAACCTCGTCGTGTTAGTTTCATTTGTTGTTGGTGGAATGGTTGCAGTCTGTGATAGGTCGTAAGCAGTCTCCGCAGATTGTCTCGGTCTTAATACCAAAATCTTCTTCGGTTGCGATTCTCAAGATGCCACCGCTTGTAGTGTTGGCAGTGTTGCCTTGAGTGCGTTGGTAATCTTCTGCATTTCCTCGACACTGAATCCACCCAGTGTGTTCCAAGATGAGCAGTGGTCACCAGTAATCTGACTTAAGACAGTATAGAACTCTGCCTTAATTGGTTCTTCTTGTTTTGCTTGATTGCGTTTGGCGATACGAACAAGGCGTTCTGCTCTAATGTCCTTGGTCTTTGTATTCTTGCGGGTTTCGTGCATATCTTTAATGATTGACCAGTATTCGCCTCGGATATCCATCAAGCGGAAATCTGTCATCCAGCAGTGAATCCTTTGGTTGTCTTCAATCTTGTGGGTTGGGCAATCCATTCCATAGGTTGGGCAGTTCGTCATATAGATAACGCTTGGGCTTCTGTATCCTGTCTTAGGTTGCCCGTCTGATTCAAAGATTACATAGTAACGATTTGATTCGTGTTGTTTATGTGTCTTAAGTACTGATGAACTGAATGTGTACATCTGATTATTGCGGGAGGTTGCATAGTAAGCAACTCCTGCTTTGAGTTCTGCTTTCTTCACTTGATTCTCCTGTGCTTGTAGGTAACGGGATTGTTACCAGTGCCCTAATAGTGGCACGACCACTGCGCTTTCTCCAAGATTTAGGGCTGTGACTTTCGTCACATTTATTTTCCTGTCTTAAGACGTGACTTGATTTTGAATCCAACAAATATAATTCCCACGATGATGAGAGTCCGCCAAGGTAGATAGACATCACCGAAGTATGACTGAATCCAAATGTCCCACTTGTTGAATCCGAATGTAAAGAACTCCTCTGTGTTAATCATTTATGACACCACGCTTTCTGTCTTAAGTCCGATGTAATGTTTTGCTATCTTGTCAAAGGTTCCTGCTCCCCAGTTCATCAGCATTTGAGAGATTAGTAAAGCCCCTGCCTCTTGTCCGTTTTCCTTTTCTCTTTCTACTACCTGCCCGATGTACTCCTCAAATCGTGCCCGCAATTTGTCAGATAATCCCGACATATTACCCGCCAGTAACTCAGGCATTTCCATTATTTCATTATAAGAATTTTGGTCATTGTCGATTACTAGGGTGTAATCCTCAATGAACTGCTCGCGTCCTGTGTTCTCTGTTGGTTCCATTTTGTTTCTCCTGTCTTAAGTCACAAGAGGAACGATTCCCCTCGTGGTCTTGCTTGGTGCAATCTTCCCACCGAATCGGGCAATCTCTTGCCATTTCCGATGTGATGTCTATCACACCTAACCCTCTACCTTAGGTTTAGAGTTGTGCCCCCGTTGGATTATGAATCCGTACCCGCAAGGCGGGGGCTGTTGTGTCTTAAGTCTTAAGCCTTCACCCCCGCCCCTTCACCATTTACCACAAAGTACTCTTCGCAGTTGTTACAGGTTGGAGAGCATTTGTCTAGTGTCTTTTGGCTTAGGCGAATCTTCTCACCACATCCACATTCTGCCACTAGGAGATTCTTATTTCTGCCCTTAGGTTTCGCGGTACCTTGTCCGCTATCGGCTGTTAGACGTAGTGCCTCCTCGATTAGGTCGTGAGCCTTCTGCCATCTTGCGACGCATTCATCCGACACGGCGGTGACACTAAACCCGATTCGCGGGGCTTGAGTAATGGTGAGCCCTAATGATTCTGCACGATTCTTAAAATTCTTGTTGTGGTACCCGTCCCCGCTTGTTCCCTTGACTCCCTCTTTATTGTCGATGCTGTGGGCTGTTTCGTGTAGTAATGTTCCTAGAATCTCGCGGGCTTCGCGCTTGGCGATGGTGATAAAAATCTCGTGGAATGTTTCTTCTCCACTAGCCCAAGGTGTCCAAGGTGTGAAATGCCCGTGAACTGTTGAACTACGTCCCGTTACGATTGTGGCACGGGGTGCGCCTGTTTCCTTGGCGATAATCTCGTGAGCCATTTCTAACGCCTTGGTGATTGTCGAGAGATTCTCAACCTTGGAACCCTTGGCGAATATGTCCGCTGCTGTTGTCTTCTTCTTGGCTGTTGTGGTCTTCACTTTATTCTCCTGTTCGTTGCGCTTATGTCTTAAGCGATAAGAGAACTCTAATGGATGAAACGGGATTCACCTACCATTTCCGATGTGATATGCATCACACTATTCCAACCCTTGAGAATGTAGATATGTCGACAATTGAGGAATGAATCCCCCCGTCGGATTAAGGAGGGGGAGATAGTGTCCTCTCTCAAATTCCATTAATTAAGTCACAAAAGTGTTTCGTAATTCCATTATAAAGAAACGTTATAAATGAGATGCCCCCGTCGGGGCTTGTTACTAGTCGGTAACTTAGTCAGTGAATGATTGTCGACAAATAGACAAAAGGATGTCAGTGTTTAGTTATGACCCAGGGTGTAGTGAAACGTAGTCAGGTGTATATATATGTCTTCCATCATAATTTTCTGTTATATTCAGGGGGGTAATATATACTCTGACCAGCACTTTTAGCCCCAGAGGGGCACTTTCTTAAAATATATCCGAACCTAGTGTTCGGTTTAGGCACTTCCAACAGGTTATCTTATATAGATGATTATTTAATCATCATAGTTCTAAACGAACTCGCTTCGTTTGGGACTACGCTCGTTCGTTAGTTATAATATATAAATAACTAACTGAACTAATGTTGAGTAAACGCCAGAGTTATGCCGTTCGGCGGATAGCGTTATTAGACCGATATTAGGGACACTGACAATGGCAAACAGAGGGCGCAAGCCAGGGATACAAAACATATCCAAGAAGGAAGCCCAGGAGCGAATGCTTCTGCTCCTAGAGCAAGGGGCGACCATTACCGCTGCTATGGCAGCCGTGGGTCGTAACGATGTTACCTTTAGACAATGGTCAATGCAGGATGCTGACTTCAAGGAACGGGCAGATAAAGCCAGACTTGCTGGCAAAGGGGTCAAGGCTGACCTGAAAGAACTCAAGGATATATCCTTCCCCGACTTCTGTGAGCAGTTCCTTGACTCTAAGATGTTCCCTCACCAGTTGAACTGGCTAGACCTTATTGATGGGGTAGAACCCCGATGGCAACCCGCAGGTATGACTTATGAACCGTCAGACCCTGACCGTGTACTTATCAATGTACCGCCTGAGCACGCCAAGTCGACAACTATCACGACTAACTATGTGACATATCGTATCGTTACAAACCCTAACATCCGAGTCATCATTGTCTCAAAGACTCAGGGTATGGCTCGTAAGTTCCTTGGTGCGATTAAAACAAGATTAAGCCACCCAGCCTATATGAAACTCCAGACCGCTTTTGGTCCTAATGGGGGTTACCAGAAGGATGCTACCCAGTGGGCGGCAGATATGATTTACCTGGGAACAGGACGCGACTCTGGCGAGAAGGACCCTACGGTCCAAGCCTTAGGTATCGGTTCTCAGATTTACGGTGCTCGCGCTGACTTGATTATTGTCGACGATGCTGTGATGGGTACCAATGCCCACGAGTGGGAAAAACAGATGGAATGGCTTCAGAAAGAAGTTATCACCCGTCTTGGTCGACACGGTAAGTTAATTATCGTTGGAACCAGAGTGGCACCAGTTGACTTGTACAAAATGCTACGAGATGCTGGGCAGTGGTCAGGTGGAGTTTCTCCCTTTACCTACTGTGCTATGCCAGCCGTTTTAGAATTTGATGAAAAGCCTGAAGCGTGGAAAACCCTATGGGCAGAAACTGACCGCCAGGAGAACGAGAAAGACGACGCACTAGCCAATGGAAATTTTCCCAAGTGGGACGGACCTTCTCTCTTTAAGAGACGCTCTCAGGTATCCCCAGCAGTATGGGCTATGGTCTACCAGCAAGAAGATGTCACAGAAGACTCAATCTTTTCTCCCTCCTGTATCGCAGGTTCCGTCAACGGAATGCGAAAACGAGGTCCGCTAAAGGCTGGAGTTCCAGGACACCCTACTTATCTTGAAGGTGCCTACACCATCATTGGACTTGACCCTGCTATGGCAGGTGCTACAGGTGCAGTTGTTTGTACCTACAACAAGGCAGATGGAAAGATTTACGTTTTGGATTGTGTCAATATGACCGAACCATCACCGCAAAAGATTCAAGACCTGATTGAAGAATGGGTCGTTAAGTACAAGCCACAGGAACTGCGTATTGAAATCAACGCACACCAGAAGGCTTATGCACTAGATGACAACTTGAGAAACTATCTTGCTTCTCACGGATGTCAACTCAACTCGCACTTTACTGGTAAGAATAAGTGGGACACCTCTTTCGGTGTAGCGTCAATGGCAATGCTGTTCGGCAACACACGAGATGGACGATTCCAGGATAACAACCTGATTGAACTACCAAGTAATGAAGGCTCTGAAGGTCTTAAGACATTAGTTCAAGAGTTGATTACCTGGAAACCTGACACACGAAACCCTACAGACTGCGTAATGGCACTGTGGTTTGCAGTCATTCGCATCCGCGAACTGATGCAACAGTCCACACGGATTGGTTCTTACACTAATAATCGCTGGGCAACACGAGCACAGAGGGCACAAAGAGGCTCTATCAATTTAGATGAAGCAATCGCTGACCAGTGGTCGCAACAATACGGATAGGATAACAATGGCATTATCAATGAAGCAGGTGTTTGCGAGAGTTGAATCTCTACGCCACCTCAACGGAGAACGCGACCAGCGTAACCTTGACGTACTCGCGGTTCGACGTGGAAAAATTGCTGATGTCTATCCTGACTTTTTTCCAGAGGGCGTATCTGCCAACGTAGTTGCTAACTTTATCGACATTGTAGCCCGTGACCTCTCTGAGGTTATGGCTCCACTTCCTGCAGTTAACTGCTCTGCAGCAAACGCGGTCAATGACCGTGCACGTTCTTTCGCTGACAAGCGCACACGTATCGCATCGAACTACTTCCAGCACTCAGACCTTGCTGTACAGATGTACCAAGGTGCTGACTGGTACATCACATATGGTTTCCTCCCGTTCGTAATTGAATTGGATGAAGACGCAAAACTGCCACGAATCCGCATAGAAAACCCAGTGGGTGCTTACCCAGAGTTTGACCGCTATGGACGTTGTGTGGCATTTGCAAAGCGATATGCAATGACGCTAGGCGAACTCGTATCTCAGTTCCCTGATTACGAATCCCAGTTACTCGGACGACGAGGTTACGACCAGGATTTGACTGCTCAGGTTGAGATGATTCGCTATTACGACAAAGACCAGTCAGTCATCTACATTCCAAGCAAGGCAGATTTAATTCTGTCTCACGCATCAAATCCCCTTGGAAAGATGATGATTGTTGTTGCACGTAAACCATCTATTGATGGCGAACTACGTGGACAATTTGACGACATCCTTGGTATTCAATTGCTTCGCAACCGCTTCGCATTGCTTGCAATGGAAGCAGCAGAGAAATCTGTACAGGCACCTATCGTACTTCCTTCGGATGTACAAGAGTTGCAACTTGGTGGAGATGCGGTTATCCGTACAAACAATCCAGCAGGTGTACGCCGTGTAGAACTAAACATTCCACAAGGCGCATTTACAGAATCTCAACTTCTTAACGCTGAACTTCGTGTTGGTGCTCGTTATCCTGAAGGACGAACAGGAAACATTAGTGCATCAGTGGTTACGGGACAAGGTGTACAGGCGCTTATGGGTGCCTTCGATACACAAGTTAAGTCTGCACAAGCAATCTTTGCTGCAGCACTTCGTGATGTTATTCAAATTTGTTTTGAAACAGATGAAGTTCTATTCCCTCAGGAAAAAACAATTCGTGGAGTAGATTCAGGTTCACCTTATGAAATTACATACAAGCCAAGCAAAGACATCAAGCAGGACTTTTCTGCTGACGTTCGTTACGGTATGCTTGCTGGTCTTAATCCAGCGCAAGGTCTTATCTTTATGCTTCAAGCACTTGGAGGAAAACTCATCAGCCGAGATATGGCTATGAGAGAACTTCCATTTACAGTTAACGTCACACAAGAATTAGAAAAGATTGAAATCGAAGATATGCGTCAAGCACTTCTCGGTTCACTTACTGCTATGACTCAAGCGATTCCACAGATGGCTGCATCAGGTGGGGACCCATCAGAACTCGTGAATAAAATTGCTGCGGTTATCAAGGCTCGTCAAAAGGGCACTGCTCTCGAAGACGCTATTGAAGCCACATTCGCTCCGCAGCAACAGGTTCCTCCTGCTGGGGCAGCACCTATGGTTGAGCAACCGTCCCCTGCTCCCACCGCTTCTCCAGCAGGAGGCGCTCCTTCCCCAGAAATGGCAGCAGGACAGCCAACTGGAGGAGAGATTCAACCTCAGCAACGTCCAGATATTCAAACATTAATCTCATCACTTACATCAAGTGGTAAAGGTTCAGCAAGAGTAGCAACCACAACTACGCGTAGATAACCAAGGCGGGGACAATGACAACAATCGTAGGCGTACAGAACGCAGATGGTTGCGTCATAGCAAGTGATTCACGTGTAGCAGAGGGTGGAAAAGTTTATACACACCCTGAGATGGTTAAAGCAGTAGAGCGTGGTAATTATATTATCGGCGGTGCTGGTGACTATCGTGCTTTGCAAGTTACTCTCCACGGGTGGAACCCACCAACGGTTACAGCAAAAGCAAAACAAAATCTTTATGAGTTTGTAATTAACAAAGTAGCACCATCACTTAAGACAACATTAGTTGATGCTGGTATTGAGTTCAATAAAGGCTCAAGTGATGATGACAATAAGTTTGAACTACAACTACTTATTGCAATCAATGGAACTATATTTGAAATTGATAGCGATTTTGCAGTTGCTATGAACGATACAGGATTTTATGCAGTTGGCTCTGGCGGAGATTACGCACTAGGTGCGCTCCACGCTGGAGTATCAATATTAGATGCAATGAGAATTGCAGCAATCAATAACAATGGAACATCTGCTCCATTTCACATTCTTGAACAAGAAACTAAGTAGGAGGCGCAATGACTACTGCACCAGAAAATAGAGGCGGAGACCGCCCTACAGCAGCGCAGAATAACCCTGCAAATGTTTCAGGAGTAGGCGGAGCAGGTCAAAGCGGAATTGCTGACCTTAACTATACAGGTCTTCCTTATGGACAGAATCAAGAAGTTAATCAAAGTCGTGTGACAGGTAATGCTGCGGTTGCTTCAACTCAACCTACACCAGTTGCCACACTTCCTTCTTTACCAAGTATTACCCCAATTACTGCGCCATCTGAAACTCCTGACCGTCCAATTACTTACGGTATGCCATTTGGCGACGGTGCAGGGCGTGAAGTTAATCCTTTGCCAGTTAAGATTCCTTATGAGGGCGACCCATCAGTTGATGTTATTCGTGCTCTATACGCACAGAACCCGCGCAATGAAGACTTGCGCTACATAGTAGAAACTAT